AGTCACAGCCATTGATCCTGTTGAGCCTACAGTCACACGCTTGGTCTACTCTGAGGATGACCCAATGGCAGAGCCTACAGAGGAAACCATAGAAAACCCACTGATTACCACTGACAATGCAGAACGTGCAGCGGCACAGGCGGTAGTTGATGCAACACCACAACCAGTGATAGATGCTGCATAAAGCGGTTGCTAACACTTAGTTAGGTGTCTATAATACCGCCTAATGTTGCCTTAGTGGCCCTAAATGCGGTATAATATAGATGATCGAAAACGAATATCGGTCATCACTCCTCAAACCCCAAGACATTCTGGAAAAGTGGCAGATCCTCAAGCCGTACATTGAATCGGCTAACGAGTATTCTGCAGGAGAGATGGCCCCCTTCGATATAGCCTTACTGGCTATGGTAGAGAAGGCTCACATCTGGCTTACCGTCGATCAGAACGACGAAGTAGCCACAGTAATCGTCACAAGGTTTATTGAACAAACCCGACGTAAAACAATGTTGATCCAGACCTGCGGCGGTTCTGTCGGTGGCTGGGCAGCATGGACAAAACACCATGACACTTTGGTTAAGTTTGCTGAGAAGAACGGGTGTAGTTCAATCCAAATATGGGGTCGAAAGGGCTGGGAGCGGCGACTTAGACACCTCATCAACGATACAGGACATAGCTATGAGCCTTTGTATCACGTTTATAACATGGAGATCTAAGACATGAAGAATATCATGCAAATGTATGGTCCTATGCGCTATGTCCACATGCGTAATTCGGGCCTAATTGCTTTTGGCGGCGGGGGCGGTAGTTCTGGTCCATCACTGAGCGAAATCAAGACAGCAGTTAAGGATTATGGTGATCCTAAATTTACAGATGTATTCGACAACCAAGGTGACATTCAGGATGACATCGGCGACAGCCTATCACGGACACTAACACGTATTGGTACTGCCGAAGATAATGCAGACGACCAGTTTACCGCATTGAGTGGTGAAATAGGCGGTGTAGGAGATACAGTAGACGACGTAAGCAGCGATGTTACTGGTGGGTTTGCTGACATGGAAGGACGCTTCGATGATGTAGATGCAGACCTAAGTGCTGGCATTGATAACATCAGTGGTCAGATTACTACAGATACAGCGGGTGTTACATCAGACATCACAGATCGTGTAGACCAACAGGACATCGACCTTGGTCGTGCATTCGGTGACATCAACGATCAGATCCTAGACAGTGAAGGTAACCTGACTGATCAGGCTGCAGACTACTTCTCGGATCTAGTCAACAAACTGAGCACAAACCGCACCGATATTATGGAGAAGGTTGGCGAAGAAGGTGTCGAAACACGGGGCACTGTCTCTGACTTCGATACACGCACAACTAACACGTTGGATACTATTGGTCGTGACATGCGTGAGAACCAAGGCAACATCCAGAGTGCTGTTGACCAAGGTAACACAAACGCCACAGATTACTTCAACACCCTATCTGAAGGGCAGACAGGCATCTCTGGTCAGGTAACTGATCTACAGGGTGACTTCTCTGGTTTCCGCTCAGACTACGACAACAACGTAACCTTAGCGAACCGTGCTCGTAACGATCTAGGACAGGCTCTAGGCATCACTGAAGGCAACCTAGCTAACGCCATTGGCGAAAGCGGTACAGCCACTCGTGAGGCCGTAGGTACAACTGGTGAAGCATTGTCTGGTGACATTTCTGCACAAGGTATGTCCACACGGGGCGCTCTCGGTGACACAGAACAGGCTATCCTTGGCGGGATGGACGAAGGCTTCGTCACTGTTAAGGGTTCTGTTAACAACGCAGCCTACGAGATCGCTCAAGGCTTTGATGCTACATCTGCCGATCAGGCTCGTGCTCGTGAAGAGTTCATGAACGGTCTAGGTGCGATGGAAAGCATGGTTAACACTGGCTTCGAAGGTATGGACGCACAGACAGCCCAAGGCTTCCGTGACATGTCTAACGCATTCGATGGCACAGGCAAGTTGATCGAGAACGATATCAACGCAATGGGCAATGCAGTCCAGCGTAAGATCGACCAGAATGGTAACTTACTGGTCACAGAATTCGATGACCAAGGCAACCGCATTAATCAGGTTGGCTATAACATCGAAGATATGATGGGGCTTCTAGGCTCGGTACAACAAAGCTCAATCGCAGACACTGGTCTGCTATCGGCTCCAGTGAACCGTAGTCCTTACGCCCGTACTTAGAAGGTGAATAATGCATCCTGATAGCGTAAGCCAAACAGGTGTAGACCTCGTAAAGAAATTCGAGGGACTACACAAAGTAAAAGAGGATGGGAAGGTACATGCCTATCGTTGCCCGGCTGGTAAGTGGACCGTCGGGTACGGGGCAACAAGGGGAGTTCGTTCTGGTACAGTATGGACGGAAGCAGAGTGCGAACAGCGCCTGTTAGAGGATCTAAACGATCACGCAAAGGCGATAGACCGCCACGTCCATGTGCCGCTCTCACAGAACCAGTACGACAGTCTTACGTCGTTTATATTCAACGTCGGTGAACCTAACTTCAAGTCGAGCACCTTGCTCAAGAAGCTGAACACTGGCGCATACGACGAAGTACCTGAACAGCTTATGCGCTGGAACAAGGCACGAGTGGATGGCAAGCTAACACCCCTGCGTGGGCTGACTAGACGCCGTTCTGCGGAAGGTGCGCTGTTCTCTATGGATGCTAAACTGGCCTCTGACGGTGGTGATATCATGCCACAAAAGGTAGCCCAGTCTGATCCTAAACCACTTGCTCAATCCAAGACAATGGCAGGGGCAGGGGTTGCGGGTGCAGCCACAGCACTTTCGGAGATCACACCACAAATCGAAGCACTGGTACCATACAGTGAGAGCATGAAGACATTGTTCCTACTGTGTGCAATCGGCGGTATCGCCCTCGTAGCCTACTCCCGATTTAAGGACCACAAAGAAGGCAAACGATAATGTTTGGTATCGTCGGCAAGATCAAGACCTACATCATTGCTGCACTAGCTGTCTTACTCCCTATATTATACGTCCTCGGACGTAAGGATGGTAAGAAGATAGAGAAGCAGAAGGTTCTTGCCGACGAACTACAGGCCCAACAAAAGGCCTCAGACTTTTACAAAGCGATGGCAGAACATGAAGAAGATACTTCTGTTAACAGCCGTGACGGGCTTGTTAAGCGGCTGCGCCGAGACGGTTTATAGAACTAAGCTAGAAATCTACTGTCCGCCACTGCAGCAATACACACCAGAATTCAACGAAGAACTAGCCACTCAAATCGAGGCGCTGCCCGAGGCGAGTGCAATTCCTATGGTTGTTTCTGATTATGCAAAACTGCGTGATCGCATAAGGGACTGTCAGAAAGAAAGAGATAAACATGGCGATTGATGTTACAAGTCCAAGCGGTCTAACTGGCGGTAGGAACTTTATGGGGCAGAACTACAGCCCTAATAGGGTTGGTACTAGCGACGTTGTACGCAATGCGCAGGAGATTCTGGACAACCCTTCAGCATATGCCGCAAGCCAAGGCGCTCTAGTAGGCCAGAAGGTTCCATTTATGGACCCTAATAACCCTAACATGCAGGGTGATCAGGTTAACTATGGTCCTACTAACCAGTTCAATATTGAAGCTACTACAGGTACTACAGCGGCTAACAACAACCTGTTACCTAACGCACCAACAGCACAGACAGGCTACCAGTCTACATCTGTTACGAATGCTATCAATCAGACAGGCACACAAGCCGAGGCTGCACAAGGAGAGATCTCCCAAGGCGGTCTGGTTAATGTGGATGAAACACAGATCGATACAAGCACAGGTGCTAACGCTGAACTAGACCAAGTTGTTACCTACAACACATCTACAATCCTAGACACAAGCACACCTGCAGGTAAGCTCGTTGCTCGTGACTTGGGTCAGTTTGGTTTTGTAGACAGCAAGCGTACTATTACAGGTCAGTTGAAGATCCTACAGGGGCACTTCGTTGATCCTAATACTGGTGAGTATAAGATCCCACCATTCATGGCTGATGTAGCAAATGCTATCAAAGGCTCATTGAACATTAAGGGTGCAAGCCCACAACAGATTACAGCCAAGCTGGCGACAGCGATGATGTCTAACCTTGTTGGTATCGCTGACAAGGAAGCCACGATCCAGAATACTATCGCATCTGAAAACATGAATGCGAAGAATACACAGCTCATCAACAAAGCTCGTATTCTATCACAGTTTAAGATTGCTAACGCTGACTCCAAGACTAAAGCCCTACTACAGAACTCCACGAACATCGTTCGTATGGATCTACAGAACTTGGGCAACCGCCAGCAAGCTAATATCCTAGATGCAAGTAACCGATATCTTGCACTGTTTGAAGACGCTAAGGAAGAGAACCTAGCCAAACGCTTCGACATTACTAACGAGCTAGACCGTGAACAGTGGTATGAAACACTGAATACAAACGTAGGCCTACGCATTGCTGAGATGAAAGATGCGATGACACGCACTAACATCGGCGAGATCAATGCTGCAGAACGGGCTAACGCACAGCTAGAACAGCGTATGTTTGAGTTTGAGAAGACGCACCAGTTCCAGATCGATCAGGATAACCTGAATTACAGACGAGCTATCACCACAGCCAACACTGAGATGGCGTTCCAAGCAGCCCAGTTTGATGCCAAGGCTATGCTGTCACTTACATCCGAGGCGCACAACCGTCTATGGAACCGTGCTGATATGCAGTTCAACTACTTAGCCCAAGCTGCAGAAAACCAAAAAGACCGTGACCTGAAGATGTTCCAAATGAAGATGGAAGCACAACTTGCTGCAATGCAAGCTAAGGCACAAAAGAAAGCTGGTCTATTTGGTGCGTTGGGTAAGCTCGGCGGATCTGTATTAGGCAGCATGTTTGGTCAGGGCGGTGTTATGGCGGCCGGCGGCGGTGGTTGGGGCGCACTAGCCACAGGCGCTAAAACCTTAATGAGCTTCCTGCCATTCTCAGATGCAGAACTAAAAGACAACGTCCGCCGTATTGGAACCCATAATTCAGGACTACCGCTGTATAAATGGGATTGGAATAAACTAGCCAAAGAATTAGGCGCTGACGAATTTGATAACGTAGGTGTCATGGCCCATGAGGCCCAGAAGAAATTCCCAGAGGCCGTATATACGCATCCTAATGGATACATGACAGTGAACTATGCGAGGTTGCAATGAACTTAGAAGAAGCTATCCGAGTAGCCATTCGGGAATACTACACAGGTAATATCCCTGAACAGTTCATGGAACAATTCCCAGACATGAAATACACGCCGCAATACTTTGCCAAGCTAGAAGCGGACATAGAAGCGGACATGAACGGTGAAGAAGCTGGGGAACGCACCGATGATGAATTAATGGAAGAGGACTTCGAAGATGCTGGTGAATAGAGAAACCTTCGATGCTCCTATCCCGGGCGAAAACTTCCTAGCTGATACACGTAATCAGCCGTGGCGCAGACCGCCTGAGTATGACAACCCAGACGACTTTATGCGGTACGTCGATAAGACGTTTAAGCAACGCCATACGCAGGAAGGTTTAGACACCCTAATATCTAATGGTGTTAGCATCACCACGATGACTGATATGTTTATTAGTCGCTCGATTATGGATGGCTTGATCACCATCGACTTTGGCGTCCTACTAGCTGGCCCTACTGCAAAAGCCATTGAGCTTATGTGCGTACAGCTAGGCATCGACTACGAGATGGGCTTTGAAGATACTGCAGAAGTACCATCATCTAATGACGTACAGCACCTAGCAATGATCATGGAACGTGATGGCCTAGTACAAGTTGCAGCCGAAGATGAAGAAGACGAGATGCCGCCTACGGACGAAGCCGCCGAGCCTGAAGAGGATATGGGGCTTATGGCACCTGAAGCAGATTTGATGGGTGATACTGCAGACGAACAAACACAAGCTGAAATGCTTGGCATGAACGCAGAAGAAGGACCAGAAGATGAGCTACGGTGAATATCGATTCGGTGATTTTCGTAAGTATTATGAAGGCGGTCCTAGTGATGAGCTGGTAGGGTTTGCCCAAGGCTTTGCAGAAGGGTTCGTACCTGCATACCAAGAAGCGGTTGCTGCACGACGTAAGCAAGAAGACGATCTGTTTAAGCTGGCTATCGAGGACATTCAGGAACGGGAAAAGGCAAAGGCTGATAAGACAAAGAAGACATCGGGTTACGCAAACAAAGCAGCCTCATTAGCTAAGATGTTCCCTAACCTGCCGGGCGTAGAGGCATACATCTATCAAGGCCTAAGCGGCGGCATGTCTGCCAACCAGATTGTGTCTGACCTACAGGCTGGCATTAAAGACAATCGAGTACGTGTGACTCCACCAAGCGGTGAGTCCTATAATCCACTAGAAACCACAACAGAGGATGCCCCTACTGAGCTGCCTAAAGACGATCAATCATCGTCCCTAGAGGCGCAGACAGACGAGGCGCTGGGCGTGGCTTCTAACGAGGTAGAGAGTTCTGGAGACTATCTAACAGCCCGTGTATCTACTATGGGTGATGGTGAATTAAGCCTAGACGGATCATACCAAGAAGCATCTACAGGTGTAGGCTGGATTGATCGCTGGCATGAGCGTCGTCGTAATCTGATTAACAATAATGTTAACAAGCGAGTTGAGGCTTGGAAGAAAGCTACGGGGCGCTCTACGGACGTAACAAGCCCTAGTGGGCTTACATCTACAAAGTCTAAGGAACCAGTAACATCCGTGTCAGAGGTTAAAGATGGATCTGGCACAACTATGGAAGTAGTAGGATCTGTCTTGTCTATCATCCCAAAGGTAGATGACGACGACAAAAAGAGCGCACTGGATCTAAAGCCAGTGAATGAAATCGATTCAGTCGAAGATGCTATCGTTGCTAAGAGTGTGGCGGAAAGCCAGCCAGACAATCCTGAATCCAGCGAAGTTATAGCTATTTCAGACAAGCTACTGACAGACCTGACCAACGTACCTGAATTAGGTAATTTAGCTATTACTGATCTGGACGTTCTAGCTACTACTCCACAGGACCAAATGGGTCCAGCATACCGTGGCGTAGATCCTACATTGTATAGTAAGCTACAGGATAAGGCTCGTGAGCTTGCACGTCTGAAGCGTTCTGAGAAATTGCCTTCTCTTAACTTTGAGACAGCGGCTGCGGGTCAAGGCATCTTGGCTGACTACGAAGCTGGTAAACTGGATGGTGTAGGCCGTGATTACCTCACGCAGCTACGCAACCGCATCAGTGCCCTAGAGACAGCCGAGCGGGTCAAGAACATCAGTGGTGAAGACTTCACTATGGATGACTACGACAACCTAGATGCACAGATGGTTATAAAACTGACGGGTGACGGTGAGCTTGCTGCATGGAGAGCATCTGAAGGAAAGCTGCTAAAAGAAATCGCACAGCGTAGCCAAAACCGTGCTGATGCAGCTAACGTACCTAACGATCCTAAACAGCTTGCTATATACACGCTACGCAACTCAGACGCCTTCAAGAACATGTCAGCACAAGAACAGATCAAAGAGATCCGTGACATCGAGGCGTTGTTTAATCCGCAACAATACAAATTATCGAGAACTGACCTTGCAGGTATGCTATCAGCTCGACAAGAAATTGTGGACAATCCAGAGTTATATACACCAGATCAAGTGGCTGTAGCACAGAAGTGGATTGATGACATCTTCCCCTCGAAGAAGGCTTCCATTGAAGCTACAGACAAGCCTGATCCTGTAGAGATCAAAGAGTCCGTCGTAACTATCTTGAACCAAAATGGTGAAGAAGAGCGGGTCTTTGGTAAAAAGCAGGAAGACGGATCTGTCGTCGTAAGCAGCTCAGGAATTATAATACCGTCTGCACGAGTTATGGGTGTACGTTCACTCGAAGCCCAAGACATGATCAACAAAGAGATCGCCCGTCTGCCTTCCGAAGTAGGTGCAGCTCTTACTGCAATGCAGGATGCTTCTAAGTTCGCCGTACAGGCTAAACGTCTAGACGATGTTGTGCGCAAGAACGAAGAAGTCCTACAGCTTGGCGGACGACTACAGGCTGGTTTCGGTACGTTTAAAGTACAGACAGCCTCCTTGTTGAAAGCCATCAACGACATGGCACAAAGCGACGACCTTCAAGGTTCTACACCCGAGGCGGCCCAAGGTGCTATTACTCGCCAGATTAACGGTATGATAGATAGTCTAAAAACGGACGACGAAGTTAAACGTGCATATAAAGCATTCGCATCTCAGTCTATCCTATTGGTCTTCTCGGCGGGTGCTGCAGTGGGTCAAACAGGCAACGGCTTCTCAAACAAAGACTTTGCGGTATTACAACAGGCTCTTACAGGCGCTACAACATATGCTGAGTTCACCAACCAGCTTAGAAACTTTGCTCAAATAGGTCTGGATAGTGCAGCGGCTAACCTCGCTTTGCAGAAAATTACACCTAAAGTAGCAAACACTGCGTCCATACCGGGCACAGCAAATGCGCTAAACGCTTTGAACTTAAATGCCAAGCAGTACCTAGAGCAAGTATGGGGTGACTCAGCTAAGGGTGTCTACGACTGGTCACAGTCACGGGAACAGTTTACTGAACAAAAGTTTGATCTAGGTGACCTAAACCCTATCACCAAAGGCAAAGTCGCACAGTACCAAGATACTGGTGCGTCGTTCCAGCGTGTTAAGTCATTACTGGAAGGTCAGGGGTACCCCCCGGGGTATCTAGACATAGTACTAGCACCGCTTAAATCACAAGAGGAATAACAATGGCTGAGACAGTTACAGACGAAGAATTACTGAGCATTCTGTCTGGCAATGATAGTTCCTCTGTCACAGACGAACAGCTACTGGCGATTGCCAATCAGCCTGTGGAAGAAGAGCCAGCTCCTGTATTCACATCTGACCAGTATGTAGAAAGCCCCGGCTTCCTGCAGCGGTTAGGTATTACCGACATCGACACCAACAACCCGATCTACCAGAACCTTCTATTAGATCCTGCCTTCACCAGTGCAGATCCCAAAGAACAGCGACGGATGTTTATCGAGGCTGTCGATAGTACCAACCAAGCTATCTACGAACAGCAAGGTGAAGAAGTAGAAGCGTCCAAGGCTGGTCAGACTGTCCGTAATGCGCTTAGTGGTCAAGATGATACCCAGATGCGAACACAGACAACTGTGGACGATGAAGGGCGTAAGCAGACATATATCGTACCCAGCCCTGCGTCAGCTAATATTCCTAAATTTGCACAGACGATTGCTGGCGGTGCCGTACAGGCAGGTAAAGGGATTGCCCGTGGCCTTGAAGGTATTACAGACGCACTAGGCATTACTGATCCCGAAACAGATTATCAGCGAGAGAATTTCCCCACTATACCACCACGCAATGACTTGGATGCACTAGGGCAGGAAGTCACCTCTATGCTCATGGGTTCCGTCGGTGGCGTAGGACTAGCAAGTAAGCTAGAGAAAGCCTACAACATGTCGCCTAAGATGGCACGGTATGTGGCTAAAGCATGGTCTAAGGTGGGCAAGAAGAAGCCTGAAGAGATGATCGATGCAGCTCGTATCTTCGCTAAGACATTTATCTTAGGTACTGGTGCTAACCTCGGTACGACAGCCACTACACCGCAGGAAGCCAAGCCATTATTCGGTGATGATATTGCCGAGATGTTGGGCTTCGATGCACAAGAAAACCGTAACATTGCTAACTTTGCAGACAACGTGGCATTCTCCACGGGTCTTACTGTACTAGGCCGCTTTGGCGGCTGGGCAGTACGAGGTGGTAAATCGATCTTCAAGGGTACATCAGGTCTTACCAAAGCTGGCATTGATCGTGACGTAGGCGCACTGGTCTTTAAAGAACTAGATCCTAATGCCGCTAACGCACCTGCAGAAATCTTTGCAGAACGTGCTGCTATCTTTGGTGACGTGCTACGAGAGAACAACAGCACATTCTTCCCGCTATTAGGTGATACTGAGATCCCTCGTACATCTGTTGATGCTGTACGTGAGGGCGCACGTAAGTACGTTGATCGTGCATACGCTTGGCAGAAGTCACTGATGGAGCCTGAAGAGTTTGAGAAGTTTGCTGACGATCTAGCTAACTCCATCTCTATGAAGATGATCGACCTGCACCGCAGCCGACTATCTAGTCAGGCTGTGCGTGACGCAGATGCATCTGTGGTTGAAGGCATGGCAACCGCCATGAATAGGACTTCCGATGAACTAGGTGGTCAGGGGGCTGTGGCTAATACAGCGGCAGAATTCGGTGCGCCAATTGTTGATACTGTGGATGCAGCTCGTATTAAAGCTGACGAAGCAGGGGCGGGACTACAGGATGCAGAGGCTGCGCTTGATCAGTTTAGCCGCAACAATCAGGTAATCGACCTATTTCAGAATGCGGCTCGTAACAATCAGCTAGGCTCCAACGCAGTTGAACGTAAGGCTCTACAACAATTAAGTGGGCCTCAACTGTACAACGCTTGGCGTAAATCATTTACTACCTACCGTGATAAGTGGCGTAACCTACCAACTGACATCGAGCTGCCTGTATCTCAGTTCCACGAGCTAGTAACATCATCGATGCCACCTGCGGAGTTCCGTAACTTCATCCAAACCATTACAGGCACAGGCACAGCCGCTGACCCAATCAACCGTATTATGTCTCGGATGACACCACTGGTGGCTGAAGCGCCTAACGGTGAACTTGTATTTGAAACGGTTCCTGAGATGATAAAACGCCTTGAGATGCAGGGCGTGACTATGGCTGAAGTATTTACCGACTTACGAGGCCAGCTATCAGCTCGTGCAGACAGACTGTTTGGTGATCCTATAACTGCTAAACAAGGTGCCGAGCTACGTGATTTCGTGCAGGGCATTGACCGTATTGCAGAGGGCGTAGGCGATCCAGCTTTCCAAGATGCACTTGATGCTTACAGAAAGCATGATGGTTCGTTCCGTACAACTGCACCACTACGTCAGTTTGAAGAACAGGCCAAGATTGCACTGCGCAAAGAAGGACAATCGCAAACTGTAACTGGTAACACTCCGGGAATGGCGGACGCATTCAAGGCTGGCAACGACGCTATGAAAGCCTCGATGAATGACATCGATGAATACCAGAAGGCGTTCATTGCAGCTATCCAGTCTGGTGGCGAAAGTAACGTCACACAAGAGATGTCACAAGCCTATCTAGGTATGGTGATGAACGGACTAGCTAAGAACCTTGAAGGCGGCAAGGCTCCTAACTCAGCTCAAATTATAGGCGCTATGGAAGAACAACTAGCAAAGCTAGAGAACCTAGACCCGTCAGTGGTTGAGCGTTTCCGTACAGTTGTAGGCGAGTTGAGAAACCTCGAAGCAGGTCTGACTGACGCCAAGACTGTAGCCAATAATATGCGCACCGAGTACACCAACATCCTTGCGGATGCTAAACGTAATGCTGCAGCTAAGTTTGTAGACGACCTAGTACCGGGCGCAACTCCACAGATTACACAGGAGCCACAGGCTGCCTTCGATAAGATCTTCGGAGCTACAACAGGGCAGGGCAATACACTAGATAAGCTAATGGCTGAAGCAGCCAAGCGCCCCGACGGTGACTTGATCATCGCAGGACTACAGGCATCCTACTTACAGTTCATTAAGAACAAGGTGTTCATCGCTCGTAAGATCGCACTGGAGTCAGGGAATACGACTGGGGCGGTCAATGACGTGTCTGGTTACCAGATACAGGAGATCCTGAACAATCCATCTAACCCAGTGCGCAACGGCCTAAATATTGTGTTTAAGAACAACCCCGGCCGTAAGGATCAGTTCCTGCGCCTACTAGAGCTGCAGGATGTATCGACTGCATCACGCTCTATTCGGGGTGAAGCATTCGGGTCTACCACTACTTATGATCAGGATCTAACTAAGCTCGTAGACCGCTTGATCACGCTGCGCTACGGAGTACTAAACACTCGTGCTACCATCGCTCGTAACATCAGTAAGGCACTA